CAGCCTTACGCTTGTAGTCCTTTGGGTTTGTGTGTTCTGATACAACAATTGCTAGTCCACGCTCTGCGTTATAGTTTGCTGAATCTTCATCAAGTTCTTCTAAGAACCTAATCTTTACTGATTGACCATCGGCAAGTTTTAGCCACTTAACCTTTGGACCATCGCCACCCTTTGGGCCATCTAGTACTGGGCCCATTTCTTTTATTCCTCTTAGTATTGCCATGTGTTTCTCCTTTGTGTTGTTATGTTAGTTTAGCATAGACTGTATTGATTTGTCAAACTGGAAGTCCAGTTCTTTAATTGACTTATCGTCCATATCGCCTATATCTTTATATTCTTTATTTAGTTTGATAACGGATACACGAGAACCAAGTTTTTCAATTATCTTAGTTTTCATATTTCCTCCTGCTTCATCGTTATCCGCAATAACAATTATATCATTAAAGTACTTTTGAAGCAATTCTATTTGTATGTTTGACACATTGGATCCAAGTGTTGCTACTGCAGGAAAGCCACACTGGTCAAGCCTTATAGCATCAAATGATGACTCTACCACATAAACCTTTCCAGAAGTTTTTACTCTGTGTAGATTAAAAAGTGTTTTTGATTTTGGAAGACCTGGGGTATTCTTAAACTCTTTTCCTTCGATTGATCTTCCAACAAAGCCAATTGGCAAACCATCTGGGCTGTGAACTGGAACTGTAACCATATCCTGTTTATCTGAATAGCCTAAAGAAAATTTTGAAGCAGATTCTTTTGTTATCTTTCGATAATTAAAATAGTTTTTTGCTCTATCTGATTCAATAAGATTGTTATGTAAACGCTTAAGAACTAATTCATCAAACATTGTGAACTCTGGCTTTTTATATAGAGCCTTGTCAATGTCTGTTTCAATACTGGTTTCTGTTTCTTTACTCTTTATAAACCTTGCAGCCTCAAAGTAGGTTCTGTTAGACATATGCATAACAAACTCAGTAAGACCAGTAACGTGATGGCAAGCAAAGCAAAAGAATGTTCCATCATTCTTGTCTATTTCTCCTGCTGGGGTTCTATTATTATTGTGGTATGGGCAAAAAATTATGTAGTCTGAGTCTACCTCAGATTCAATCGTTACACCTGCTCCTGTGAGAACTCTTTTGATTTGTTCTTTTGTGTATAGATTGCTGTGCTTCCGTCTATTCCTGCTATCCATTCGCTTTGCTTTCTCCCCGTATATGTCCCGTGTACTGTTAGTTGAAACTCAAAATATTTTTTCTTATGATTATAGTCTAATGTAAAGTCTGGCAGTATGTCAAGCCTTGGAACATAGCCTGATAGCCGCATTTCTGATTCAAGTAGTCTAACGTATTCTGCCTTAAGTCTGCCAAGGGCTGACTCATCGTGTATAACCCCATCAAGATAGAACTTTTTAATGGGTCTATGATGATAGAAGGTAGGAGGCATATTTTCCTTATTTTGCGACATACCATATTATACCTACCTATCTTAATTTTTATTAACCCTGACATCTTAGGATCCTATCTCTAAAACCCCAAAAAAACGATCTACACAATGGGACCAAGGAACCCACAACCAATCGTATACCTCTCACCACTTGTCACAACATTGACACCGTGAGACACACTTCTTTTATAATATACCATATCCCCAGCCTGTGGCTTATAAATAAAATCATTATCTGGGAAGTACAGTTCTCCATTATCAAAATTATCATTAACGTAAAGCATTGCTATAAAACTGTCAGTTAGCGGACTATCCTCGTTAAGATCTTTGTGTACATCCATTTGAGGAGTACCTACGATCATTTTAGAAACACTAATATAGTTATTGTTTAGCATAGACTGCTTGACTCTTTTTATATTTTTTCTTTTTAAAAAGTCTATAAGAGATTCGTGTAGAATATTATTAAATATAGACCTTAGTTCTATAGCAGCGTGATTATCTTCTTCATTATGGACTACAGGGAGTTCCATTGTTAGGTGAGGCCGTCTTTCTACAATTTTAAATTTATAAGATTCTTTATTAACAAGTTCAATCAAGCCAATCAGGTGCTTGCTGTCTAAATTGTTTTTATATATAGTTACAAAGTCTGTATCAAGTTTAGGAGTTTGACTCATATTACTTATCCTCAAAATCTTTATATCGATAATATCCTTTATCAAAGTCGACCTGTACTAAAAAGTCTCCCATAAATCCATTACGGTTTTTTCTAAAAGCGCACTCAATAACATCGCTATTTGATGCTCTTCCAAGTGCGATAACCCAGTCCGCATCGTATGCAATCTGTCTTGACCAAGCAGTTTGACCCAAGGTAGGAACTCCACTCAGATCATTAACATCATCTGGTGTTGCTGATGAGATAGCAATAATTGGAACCTCTTCACCAATAGCCATAAGTTTAAGTTCTCTTGAAAGGTTCTTCATTCGTACCGTTTCATTATCTGACTTCTGATTAGGAGCCATCAACTGTAGGTAGTCAACAATTACAAAGTCTGGTTTATATTGGTCAATCTTTCCACGAAGTACTGAAGGATTAATTTCTCCGCCTTGATCATTAGAGATAATATGGAACTCTGGCTTACCCTTTAGATGTCTTTCGTGCCAAGCCTTAAGTGTATCTAATTCAACATCTCCATTACTTAACTTGCGGTGTGACCAAAGCCCTTCACCCATAATAGTAAACACACGATTACGAACTTCTGTTTCCGACATCTCAAGAGAAATTACAAGGGGTGTCTTACCCTGTTTCCAGGCCTGTACAGCAAAGTATAGAGCCATCCAAGACTTTCCTATACCTGGGTATGCTAGAAAGACTCCTAACTGCCCTGGCATAATTCCAGAAGGAAGATAGTTATCAAATCCTGGAAGATTTGTTTTAATACCAACGTGACCTGCAGCCTGCTGAATCTTTAGATTCTCAAAGTATGCAACTGCTGACTCAAGATCAGTAACATCAATATCACGAATTGCTGAAGTGTTTTTCTTTAACTCTGATGTTTGTGTAATTAAATCATTTAATGCAACATTACCCTGATTATTCTGAACATTACTTGCTGCTGATCTTAAGATATCTTTAAGACTATCGTTTAGATATTCGCCTTGCAACTCTTCAAGGTGATGTTTTGTTGCTCCAACATTTGCTATAGGAGCAAAGTCTCTAAATTTTTCTGTAACAAGTTCTGCAGGTGGTAAAGACTTGTTGTTCTCAAAGTATAGTCTGATAAAGTTCCAGATATCTCCGTGGGTTCTTAGAAGATTATCTACATTTGCTTGTAGTAGAACGTGGATCTGCTTATCTTGAAGAACTGCCGTGATTAGTTTAGACTCTGTATTATTCACTTAGCCACTCCTTAGCCATTCTTCTACGCTCCGCTCTCTCTTCATCATCCCGCTTTTTATCTTTTTGTGCCTGTAAAATTTTTTCTGCATTATATGCAAAGTGATTCCAAGATGGATTCTCTGCAACTGAAAAGTAGTACTCAAGTATATCGTAGCAACCAGATAATCCGTATGACTCTACAAGGCCGTCAGAGGCCCACTGCTCTACGTTTAAATTAAGTGATGGCTTTGACTCGTACCTTGCGGTATGATACTTGCTGTATCTTGAAAGCAAAGCCATTCGGTCTTTGCGTTCAGCCATTACTCGTTGATTTCAGACTTTGCTTCGTTAATCTTTTCAGTTAACTTATCTTCTACAAACTTATAGACACGCTCAAATGCTTGATTTACATTTTCTCCATTTTTACGTGAATCAACAACACCAAGATCAAGTCTTAGCGATTGAAAGTTTCCAAGATTAAGTGTGTATCCCAATGTAACAGATACCTTAGTGTCTTCGTTTTCCATTTCATACCCTTCGTTAAATAGATTCAGACCAGATTGGAATGAATCGTCCATCTTCAGTTCTCGTATATGTAAGTATACCATCGCCCATTCTTCGTGTCAACTCTTGCTTGCTTGGGGTGATATCGTTTGTTATTAAATTGTCTTTTCTTGGTCTACCAATATGGTATGTAGCAAGTATATCACGAATCTCTCTTACCTGGGATTCTGAGTAATATGATCTAACTTGAAAACCTCTTGCTCCACCTTTTTGAGATCCCATTGGAAATGGAATGATTCCTCGTCTCATTAATGATGGCATATATTTTTTATGTCTATTAACTAAATCAGCAGTCTCTCTAACAGTGTAGGCTCTTTCACGCTTCTTTTTAAAATCAGAAATTAAACAACTTTCAATCTGATCTTTTGTTATATTATAGACAGACATAATACCGTTAGATTTATTAAGATGATGTATTCTAACAAGGTCTCCGTTTAGAAACCAAACCTTTTTATTCCCTGGAATTACAGGGAGGAGATTGTAGCCTTCATTCTCAATAGTTCCTTTTTTAATAGCCATAGACCCTCCGCAGAATTCTCTGGTCGGTTATAAAAACTTCTTGCTCCACACGCAATGCAGTAGGTTTCAAGGTGTCCAACTGAACTGTATTGTCTATCAAGAAACATTCTCCCACTACATTTTTTGCACTTTAGCATTAATTTGGTACGCCAATGATAATTAAGTTAACATCAACCGTGACGTTATCTCCGCTTGTGTTAAATCTTACAAACCCCTCAAGACCAGAAGTTGTTATGCTTTTTAGAACAACCGTAACATTTTTACCAGCAACTGTATTGCCAACATTTATTGCTGTTGCAGTCGCAATTGGAGGATACTTAAACTCTCCAGCAAAAGAATAAGTAAATGATTTTTCTTCTCCAGCGGTAATTGTTCCACTAGGGACTACCCTAACAGCGCCACCAATTACTCTTGCTTCACTAGTTTTAATATTTTGTTTACCATTATTTGGAGTATCAACTGATATATATTTATAGTTTGCTGGAGATACTGCAGCAGACAACTCATTAACTACCTGTGCTAATTGAGAAATATAGGTCACATCTAGTGGTTGACCACGCTCTGGTAGAGGAATTTTTGCCATAATACTATTATACCACTAGGCTTTCTGGATCAGACTCAAAAAGTGTAGCCTTAGTAAATCTCTCTTTAGGAAATGTTGGAACTTGAACAGCAAACTTTACTGTGGTATATCCTGCTAAAGCCTGAACAGTATATGAAAATGTTTGAATAGAACCAACATATTTAAAATCATCTGTTCCCCATTTAACATACAAATCAAAATCAGACTTTAAATTTGCAGGAGGAGTCCAAACAACATTGATAATTTGCTTGTTTTCACTTACTGCCACAGAGTGTGGAATCCAGGGCTCTGGTGTTGGCAGCAGGTCTCTATCTATCTCAGGCTCAACATCAACCTTATAGTATGGGGACCAATGCGACGTTCTGTTTTTATCATCTGAAACTATTCTATATCTAACTAAATAGTTTTGTGAAACTCCATTAAAAGCAGGTAAATCTTGTTTTTTAATTACTACCTTTTTTACTATTGGATCTGACACTAAAGCACATCCATCCCAAACCTAAACTCAATATGGTTAGTAGTATTAGGAGACTTAAGAATTGGCTGAGATCCTGTGTTTTTAATAACAGAGTAGCCACTTAAACCATAAACTGGGTTAGAAGATGTTATATTTTCTAATCTTAAAGCATCTAATGCAACATAGTAGTTATCGCTTGGAGAAGCAATCTGTACTGTTGGGGATACTGCAGTTGAAGATACGACAGCCCCTGCGCTATTATACTTTATAGTATTTGATGTAACTTCTGTAATTTCAAATGTGCCGTCAAATCTTCCAGAGTTTCCTAAACCAGCAACAATAATTTTGTTCCCTACACTAAAACTATGATTAGCGGAAGTCGTTAAAGTTACAACAGTATCGGTTGCAGATTTATTACTAACCAATGCAGTGCCTTTTATTACTGTGGCATAAAACTTTACAGTGTCTACAATATTCCAAGTAAAGCCAGATGTTTTAAGCAAGTCTTGTAGTGCCACAGAAGAAACAAAATACCTATTTGTTGCAAAATCAACACCTGAGTCTGTTTCTTTTAATGCTACTTGGAGTCTTGCATACTGAGCGCCAGTTG